CTTCGGCCTTGGCGGCGGCTTCGGCGGCCGCCTTCTCATCGACCTCGACGGCCAGGCCGCGCTTGACGAGGCTCTTGCCGACCTCGGGCTCGACCAACTTCACGTCGCCTGCCCTGGCGCGACCGTAGTCGCCGCGCAGGGAGCGCTTGAAACGAATGTGCATGGGGAAGTCCTTCTCAGAACGGAAAGGGCCAGCCCTCATCTCTGAGGGCTGGCTTTCAGCGGTTACGGGGTGGGGGTCGGGAAGCTGCCGTCGACCAGAGCCTTCGGCCGCTTGATCGCGAACGCCAGACGCTTCTCAGCGCGAGCAGTGATCATGTTCTTCACGAAGTTGTCCCGGTCCTCAGTCGAGAACAGGACCTCGGCGTCCATCCGGTCGTAGATGGTCCCCGCGACGCCGAACTCACCGGCCATGAAGTCGCCCTGATCCATCGCCGTGGTCGAGACCACCGAGCGGCCCCACAGCACCGGACCGGCCAGTTGCAGCACGTTGGCGAAGATGTACCCGCCCATCGTGTTCTTGGTCAGTTCGATGCGAGCCCATTCCATCGGGTTCAGGATGAAGCCGTCACCGGCGTAATCCTCGAGTTCCAGCTGGAGCAGGGCCAGACGCAGGGTGTCGATCGGCGTCTCGTCGGCCAGCACGAACGGGGCGGCGTAGGGCGTCGCCTCGGACCGGAGGCCGGTCAGATGTTCGCCGGTGCCGTCGCCGTTCAGCAACTCTTCGTCCTCGGCAATGTCGAGGCCGTAGCGCAGTTCGCTGTCCAGCTCGGTCTGCAGCGAAGCCGCATCGTCCAGCGTGTTGCGCGAGATGGGCACCCAATGCGCGATGGTGCGCACCGGCGCGTCCGCCTTCACCCAGGCATAGTCGGACTCGGGCTTCAGCGTGTTCTCACCGACGACGCCGGCGTTGTTCGTCCGGACCGACTGCTTGGCGTATTCGACCAGGTTCGAACCGGTGCTGCCGACGTTCAGCAGCGAACGGATGCGAGGAGCGCGGCGACGCAGGCTTACGACTTCACCGTCGCGGGTCGGGACGATCAGGCCGCCAGCCGAAGCCGAGGTGATGACGTTGTTCACCTCGATCCGGCAGGTGCCCTTGGCGCCGTTGGCCCGGAAGGCGACCAGCGCGTCGTGATTGGCGACGGCCGTGCCCAGCGATTGGGCGGGGGCGCGTTCGTCCCGGCGCTTCGAAGCGTTCTGCTCGACCTGCTGCTGGCGCTCTTCCAGCTCCTCCAGCTTGCCTTGCAGTTCCTTCTGGTTGACCAGCAGCTTGTCGGCCGTGGCCTTGACCTCGGCGGTCACCGTGCCGGTGTCCTCGGCCTGCTTCAGCGCCTTCTCGGCGGTTTGTTTCACCTCGCCGGTCACACGATCCAGCTGCAGGCGAATTTCTTTGATGTCTTCCGACATGGGGAAGGTCTCCGATGTAAGGGGGTGGCTGCGGGTCAGCGGGCCCGCAGGTCTTCGAGGAGGGATTGCACCTCCGAGGCATCGGCAGCGCCAGGCGTGCCACGATCGTCAGCGCCGGGCGTGACGCGTTTCAGGTCTTGGATCAGCTGCCTGATTTCGGCGCGCGAGGCGCCGGCCAGCCGTCCAAGGTTGTCAGCCGCTCGCTCCGCGCGGAGGCGCTCGCCGCGCTCTCGCTGCTGCGGGTTATCGGCAATCTGGTCGCTGCCCAGCAGCGCATCAGCGAAACCCTTCTCGATGGCTTCCTTGCCGCCGAGCCAGGTCTCCTTGTCGTTCATCGCCGCGATCTCTTCCGTTGAGAGGCCGGTGCGGGCGACGAAGATGTCGTTGGCCGTGGCGTCGAACGGCTCCAGCCAGTCTGCGGTTTCGCGAAGCTGATGGCGGTCGCCGCTCGTCGTCACCCAGGCGTTGTGCACCATGATGAAGCCCGCGCGGGCGATCTGCACCTCGTCGCCTGCCATCGCGATCACAGACGCGGCCGAGGCGGCGATGCCGAGGATTTTGACCGTCACCCTGCCCTTGTGCTCGCGCAGCAGGTTGTAGATCGCCAGACCTTCGAAGTAGTCCCCGCCGGGCGAGTTGATGTTCACCACCACATCCCGCTCGCCGATCTGGCGCAGCGCGGCGGCAATGCGCTTTGCCGTCACGCCTTCGCCCGTCCACCAGTCGAAGCCGATCACATCGAGGATGGAGATGGACGTGTCGGTGTCTGCGTCGCCTGCAGCGCGAACCCCCGGGTTCCACGCGGACATCGCGCGCGGCGGGCATGCGGAATGCAGGAGGTCGGGCCGCGCCAGGACGGCGGCGGCCGGGAGGCTGCGCTTTTTCATTGATCAGTCGTCCTTGATGCCGAGCAGGAAGCGCATCTGAGCGCTGACGTCGCCGCCGCCCTGGCCCAGCTGATCCAGCGGCGCGAGATTGGTCTGGGCCGTCAGCGTGTCGCCGCCCGGCACCTTCGGCAGGTTCAGCTTCGCCCGTGCCTCGTTGCGCGTCATCAGGGCGTTCTGAACCATCTTCGACAGGTATTCGGCCTTCGCCTGGCTATCCGCCTGCAGCAGACCTTCGCGATTGAACTCGAACTGGATGCGGCGCTTCTGGCCGACCGGCACCAAGTCCTTGGTGACGCGCGCCTCGATCCGGCGGCACAGCGGGTTGATGCCCAGCGTGAGCCACGCGATCAGGATTTGCTCGACGCCGGTGCCCCACATGGTCTGGCCGTCGGCGGCGTGCCCGATGATGATGGGCGGCATACCGTACCAGCGGCACATCTCTTCGACGTTGAAGCGCCGGCTATCCAGCATCTGGGCGTCTTCAGGATTCAGCGTGAAGGGGATCGGTGACATCCCCTGCTCCAGCACCATCACCTTTCCGGCGTTGTCGGAGCCCACGAACTTCTTGAACATGGAACGCAGGTCGTTCCGCTGCTCCGGCGTCAGCTTGGCCTGGCCGGAGTTGATGAACAGGGGCTGCTGCAGCCCGTTCGCGAAGATGCGCGCCGCCGTCTCGTCGGCCGCCATCGCCGACCCCAGCGAGTGAACCCCGAGGGCGATGGGCGACAGGCCCTCATCGCCGCCAAAGTTGAAGCCCTTCAGGTGCCAGATCTTGTCGGCCGGAAGGGTCTCTTCCTTCCCCCGGTCATGGACCTTGAACTTCAGTTCGCCGTCGATCCGGACCGGGCGGGCGCTGACCGGCTCCAGAGCCGTCAGGCGCGATCCGCTGAAGACGCGCTCGGAATAGCTGTTGCCGCGTGCGACCAAGCCCCCGACCTTCGTTTCCCAGAACTCCAACGGGGTCTGCGAAGCGTTCGGACTGGATAGCAGCAGCTCGGCGAGTTCGTGGTCATCGCGAGAAACCCGGCTGCCGTCAGAGCCTTTCTCGTACACGGCGGCCGGAAGCGAAGCGACGGCGGTCGCGGTCAAGCGGATGCAGGCCCAGGCCGTAGCGAGTTGCAGGGTGGTCTGAAGGTTGACCTTCTTCCCGGCGCTGCTCTCACGCCCGAGTATCCAGCCGAGAGCGCTGCCGTCGGAAAGACTCAGCCGCTGCTGCTTGGCGACCTCGGGCGGCGAAAGAACCTCCTGGCGCGGTCGGTTGAACGGCCAGAGGTTCACTGGATCACCACGGCGTTGTTGATGAAGTCGTCCAAGTTCTGACCTCCGTCTGAAGGGGCGCTGAGAGCGGCGCCGACGGCCATCGCCAGACTGACGAGCGGGTCGATCCGCTGCGTCGCCTTGCGCTTCTCGAACCAGCGGTTCCCGAAGGGGTCGCTGTCGTTGATCGCGGCCGACATGCACGCTGAGACCAGCACGGGGTTGCGGAGGAGACGGATGCGACCGTCGATGATCAGTTGCTCCAGCTCGTTCAGCGAGCCGGGCATCCAAAGGCCCTCGGGAGCCTCTCGGCCCTCGGCCTTCGCCAAGGCGACTTGCCCCTCGGTCGGCTTGGCCTTCCGCTTGCCGCCCTGGGGATGCTCGACCACGTTCAGATGCTCGAGGCCCAAGGCTTCAAGCTCCTGTTCGAACTTGCGCCAGCCGTAGCGGTCATAGGCGACCGTGCGGACGTCGTAGTTCTGATCGAGCCATTGATAATGCGCCGCGACGTGATCGAGGCGGATGCGGTCGCCGGGGACGGCGTTCAGCCAGACGCGGCGCCCTTCCATTTCGGCGATGGTCTCGTCGGCCCAGACGTCATACTGCGCCTGATCCGCCAGCGACCTGGCTGCGATATTGCTGCCCGGCGTCCACGCTTCAATCCACGCGTCGAACGTCGGCAGGAGCAGGACTTCGCCGTCGGCCCGCTCGACCTCGACCTCGCCAGTGCGGACTACGTGCGCCACCGCCGTGAGGTCGCGGGCCGCAGAGAGGTCGACGCCGGTGTCGACATACTTCCCGGCGTGCTCCGACGGGTCGAAGTCCGCCAGCACGCGCTCCAGCGTCTCCCGCGAAATCCACGCGCGCTCGGCGTCGGTCCAGACGCAGAAGTGCAGCCGCAGGATGCCGTTCAGCTTACCCGGCATGGCCTTGGCCTGGGCGACGACGCCGGCCAGATATTCGTTGGTGAGGATGGTCCCAAGAAGCGGGTTGGCCTTGATCCAGCAGGATGGATCGTTCAGCGGGTCGTCGCCCTCGTCCAGCGCGCAGACATAGGCGAAGGTGGTGTCGTCTATGACCTCACCGACGAAGCCGAAGTCGGTGCCCGGCGACATGGTTCCGGCCGCGACGCGGACGGCGTGTTCGTGCTCTTCCCAGCAGATCGAGTTCCGGTCGGAGCCCGAGTTGGTGATCATCACCAGCAGCGGCTGGCGCCTGAACTTGAAGCCGCGCTCCAGCGTCTCGATGATGCCCCGGTCAGGGTGCTCGTGCACCTCGTCGCACAGCGCGAAGTGAGGACGCGGACCGGAACCTGACTTGCGGTTCTCACGCGAGACCGGCCGGAAGAACGACGCCGAGTCGAGGTGCGCGATGTTATATTCGCGGCCCTCGCCGCCGCTGAACTTCAGTCGCTTCTGCAGCGCGGGCGCCGCCTTCACCATCTTCACGGCATCGGCGAACAGGATGCCTGCCTGATCCTTGGTCGCGCCAGCGGCGTAGACCTGGGCCCCCGCCTCGCCGTCGGAGGCGAGACCATAGAGGCCGATCCCCCCGACCAGCGGGGACTTCCCGTTGCCCTTGCCCTGCTCGATGTAGGCCCGCCGGAAGCGCCGAGTGCCGTCGACCTTCTTCCACCCGAACAGCGAGCCGAGGATGAACGCCTGCGACGGGTCCAGGTTGAAGGGCTTCCCCTCGAACTGGCCCTCGCTCAGCTTCAGCACCTTTTCGAAGTAGTCCCAGACCCGCTGTGCAGCGGCCAAGTCCCACTTGAGGCCGCGCTTGGGCCCTTCTGTCAGATCGAGAAGATGGCGGCGGCACGCGTTCCGAACGTGCGGCCCGGCGACAATCCGTCCAGCGATGACGTCCTGCGCATACCGGGTCGCACGATCCTTACTGGAAGAACGCGTCGTCGGGGTCTTGGTCTTCACCGTCACCCACCCCGACCTTCGAACGGTCGGCTGGCGTGGCGCCCAGCTGCGCGAGGCAGAGGCGCAAGAGGTTCAGCTTGGTTACGCCCATGTCGAGCGGGCTGGCCATGAAGGCGGCGCGCAGGACGCTCGCCAGTTCCATCACCGAACGGTCCGACTCCGTCAGCCAGGGCAGTTCGCGCTTGAAGCCTTCCCAGATGCTGGACTGATCGTCGTCAAACCACTCAGGGGGCTGTCCCAGCGCCTTCGTGGCCTTGGGCTCTTTCCGGTCCCGATAGCGCTGAGGGTTCTTCCCAGCAGCGCCTGTGGCGTCCGCCTTGGCCGCCGGGGTGCGGGGTCGTGCCATGATCCACCCCCCAAAATCTGAAATGTGGTTGTGTTTTTTCTCGGCCCGCCGCCGGTCCCTAAGCCGCAACCCTGTGACTTTCGAACCGCCCTCCCCCCGGAAGGGGGTCAGCGGTCGGTCGAGGGGGTGCGGTAGGCCCTGTGGTTGGGGTCGGTCGGGAAGCCGTCTGCTCCGACGGCGGGGCTGTAGCCGAGGCGCTCTTCCCGCTGCTTCACCTTGGAGTGGCAGCGCCAGGGCTCTTCATCGCAGAGGGACTGAAGCTCTCCCTTGAAGAACAGCTCAGGGTCTCCCCGGTGGGGGATGATGTGGTCTGCGATGGTGGCGGCCGTGACGCGCCCCGCTGCTGCACACATGCGGCACAGGGGCTCGTCGGCCAGTTGGTGCATGCGGCGGGACCGCCACTGCGCCGTCTTGTAGAGGCGACGATATGCAATCGCCTCTGGGCTGCGCCTATCGACGGGCGCGCGGGTCATAGATGTACGGGCGCTGGAGGCTGGCGACAGCCGCGCGGGCCTGGGCTGTTGCAGCCTCAATCACCCTGGCGATCTCGGACGTATCGATCGTCAGGGTCAACGTCCCGACCGACTTCTCTCCGGCGGCATCGGCTCTTAGCGCCTTGGCGGTTTCCCAGCAGGCGGCGGCCTCGTTGTCCAGCTCAATGGCGACGGCCAGCAGCTTCTGAGCTTCGGCCGCCCGATGCTCGGCCTCGCGCTCTTCGCGTTCGGCCTGCTTGATGAGGAGGTCGCGGGTGACGTGGTGCATGGTTCGCTCTCGATGTTGAGGATGTTCCGGGTGTGATCGCCTTCACGTCCACGGCATGACGCCCGCCAGCGGCACCACGTGTTGACGCCTGATGGCCAGGCGCAGGTCGGATCGGATGCGCCCTCGCCCGGTGCAGGTCGCGCTTCGCGGACGGTGCCGCGGCATTGGAACCACAGACGAGAGCCCGACGGCAGAAGGCTCTGCGCCGCCAAAGGGAAAACCGGCTTCGGCGCTCTCGTCTGTGATGGGGTAAGCGCCCCACGGCGGGGCGAGTGGGTTTTACGGAGAAGCCGTAAAACTAGATGCGAGGGCAGACGGCAGGCCCGGCCGGGAACTCCCAACCCTAAGCCTGCCGTCCTCTCGCCCTTAAGGGAGATTGGAGCCCTGAGGCGGGCCTAACTGCTGAAGACTTATTCTTCTATGTCTGACGCATCTTGGCGCCAGGTTCCCTCTCCATACGAACCAGCAGGCCTGAGAGGTCGTCAATACAGACACGCAGGTGGCGGCGCAGGCTGTCACGCTGCTCGGGCGTGCCAGATTCCGCGATCTGTTCCCAGTCGCGCTGGATCGTTTCCCGGAGAGCGTCAATCTCTCTTTGCAGCAGCACTGCCTCTTTCATCGAAAAGAAAGCTACCAGCAAACCGGATTTTGTCGAGATTGCCGCGATACAAAAAACCCCGGCCACATGATGCTCCGGGGTCTCTCGGTCAGGATTTCGTGCCACCCTGACATATCTACATCTAGGCTTATCTTCCTATTCGATCCGCCTGTCAAGCCGCAGGGCGACGGACAACGCGCTCGACCTCCAGAAGCGGTTCGCCGTCTTCATCGACATAAACCGTGTGCTCGATGACGCGGGGCGGAACAGGGGATGGGGCGCTGGATGGCGCGCCGCGCGCCCCGGTGTTGATCGGCTCCCTGGCCTTCGGCGGATGAAGCTCTGCCCGGATGGCGCGCAGACCGGCGATCAGCAGGTCACGCTTCCGCTCCCAGCTCGTCTCCATGTGCCCGTGCGCCCGCTGGATGACCCACTGCGGGAAGCTGTCGAGGATGCAGACGTTGTGCACCTCTTCGCGCTGATCGGGCGTCATGGCGGCGCAGGCCAGCTTCCAGCGCTTCATGGCGCGTGCTGCGGCCTCCTCTCGGCCTAGAGCGGGGCCGCCGTCGTCGGTGAACACCGCGTCCCAGATCTCGGCGACCTCGCGATCCGGCAGGGTGGCGAAGAACGACGCGGCGGTCACATCGCCCGACGTATCCGCTCCCGGCTTCACCTCCATTCCGGCGGACAGGCTGATGCTGCTGCGACCCATGCCGGCGGCGGCGTAAAGCGATGCGAACTCGGCGGCGGGCCGGCCGGCGGCTTCCCCCCGCCAGCCGGTCCCCCGCGCCGCGCACGGTCTGCAGCATGGCCC